GAGCGGCTGCGAGCGGAGAATGCGAGGCTGCAAGCGCGGGCCGATGCTGCGCGGCGGGAGGCGTTGGAGGAGGCATCAAAGGTTGCACGCGATTACGCAAGCAAGGCGGCGCAGCGAGGCTGGGTATTGAAACCGGGTAGCATTGTCACTGCGGCTCGGCACATCGCCACCACTATCCGCGCACTCAAGGAGAACCCCAATGCAGGATGATCTGAAAGAGCGGTTGCGGCGCATCGTAAAGAAACCATACAGCGCCAAGCGCGGGCCACCACCCTGCGAACTGCAAATGCTAGACCGCATCGAAGCCCTGACCGCCGAGGTCGAGCGGCTGCGGGAGGCGTTGGCGAAGATTGCGGATGGCACGATGCCTCGTCCCCTTGGTGAGCCTTGGCGCATGGATATGACATCCAGCAAGCATGACAGGTGCGTTCATGGCGCTTGGATGTATGAGCCATGCGAAGGTTGCATTGATGCCTTTATTGCTAGTGTTTTGGGAGGTGCCAATGGTTGAACTTAATCGAGTGGATCAGGTCGGGCCGCACACCTATGAAATTTACGGCAAGCATCACCTTCCGCATAAGGGAGAGCATAAACTTGTCGCCACAGTGAAAATGAACTTCCGTGAGAATAGCTTGGCCGATTGCCAAAACCTTCCGGTGCTTTTCATGAACGCACAAGTTTATCGTGATGAGAATATGCGTCTGCATCATGAGATTGAAAAGCTTGAGGCAGAGGTGGCGCGGAAGGATGAGGCTCTGGTCGCAGCCCAGCGCGAGATTACCGCGCTCAAGGATGCTCTGGCGCAGATTGTGACTATCATGCGCGATATTGCCAAATCATTTTGCGACGAGGACGGTTACGAAATCGCTGGACAACTACGCCTTCGCGCAGACGCAATCGAACGCGGGGAAGTGTGATGGCCGAACATGAACTGGCCGACTACATCGGCCGGCGCGTCCTGGCCGATGCCGACAAGCTGCGGCTGTTTGTGCCAGACTGCTACGCCTATTTTCCGCTCGAATGGTGCGGCCACCAGTTTGAAATCCAAATCACTCTCAAGGGCAAGGCAACTGTCCGCCAGGATCAACGAGGTCGATAATGCGCCAGGTCGTTATCAAGACCACAATCACCGCTCGCATCCGCTTGACCGATGCTGCCGCCATGTGCGGATTGAGCGAGCGCACCTTCCGCGCTATGGCCGCGCGCGGTGAGGTGCCCGGCGCTGCCAAGCTGGGCCGCCTCTGGACGTTCGACGTGGAGAGACTTCGGACATGGCTCGAGGCAAAGGAGCGCGCCACCTCTATCAGAGGGGCAGCGTATGGTATGGCTGTGTCACCGTTGCTGGCACCAAGCATCGCCGCTCGCTACAAACAGCTGATCGGCGCGAGGCAGAACGCCGCCTGACCAGCTGGCTTGCCAGCCTGTCACCCTATCACGGCTCAATCGAACACACCTGGGAGCAAGCCGTTCTCCTGTGGTGGGACGCCCATGTTAGCCAGTGGAAGCCAAAAACCGAGGACGGCTACCGCAAGATCCTTGCCATTCTCGACCGGCATTTTGCTGGCACGGCATGGGCGTCCATTACCAAAGAACGCTTGCTCACCTTCATGGCCGAGCGCCGTGCCGAGGGTGCGTCAGTCGCTACCATCAACCGCAACCTGGCCGTCATCAGCGCAATCGCCAACACCGTGCGCGAGCTCGACAGTTGGCCGGACGAAAACCCGGTAGCCCGACTGCCCCGGCGCCAGCGCAAAGAGAAACGCGCACCCTTCGTTCGGCCGACACCGGAATGTATCGAGCGGATCTTTGCCCATATGCATGGCACCTTTGGCGACCTGTGCCGCTTTGCCTTGCTCACCGGCCTGAGGCGCGATGAAATAGCCCAGCTCGAGCGGCGGCATTGTGTCGGCGGTGAGGTGCAGCTGTTCGACCAAAAGAACCGTCAGGCTGCTGTTGTGCCGCTGTCCGATGCTGCCAAGGCTATCGTAGCCCGCCAGCCCGCCGGGCAGCGCTACCTGTTCCAGACCCGCGATGGCGGCCCCTACCAGCGCGTCAGCGAAATGTGGCGCGAGGTGGTCAAGCGTGCCGCCGCCAAGGCCAGTGCAGACAGCGTGCCCTTTACGCCTCTGCGCTTCCATGATCTGCGCCACGAATACGCGATCCGGTTCCTCCGGGATGGGGGTTCCCTTTACCAGCTGCAGAAGCTACTGCGCCACTCGACCATCGGGCAGACGGAATGGTATCTCACCTACCTGACGCCCGAGCAGGCCGAGCAGGCCCGCCGATGACACAAATCTGGACACACCCACAGCGGTCTGTTCCACGTGAAACGGCGGATTTCCTAGGCTGGACAGGTGGCCGAGTGGTTTAAGGCAGCGGTCTTGAAAACCGTTGCAGTCGCCGCCAGCAAACGCAGAAAAGCACGGTATTCCGCCATTCAATCACGCTTGTCATGCACCGATGCAGCATTTAAACTGCATCCACGCAGGCACAAAGATTGACACAGGAGCTACCATGCCGAGCAAGAAGAAGCCCGCCCCCGTTTCCGTTGCCGAGCCGGTGGTTTCCAACGACGATCAGCTTCGTGCTGCACTGAGCCAGTGGTTCGATCGGTGGCGTATGTCGCTCAACATCGAGGCTGCTGCACAAATTGAGCGGATGTTGTCAGGACACAAATCTTGACACACCCTATGGCTTGGGTTTCTTCCGCTTCTTGACCTCGCGGCTCACCGCCTGAACCGCCTCATCGACTTCAGTTGCCGCACCGCCTGTTGCTTTGTCAGCAACCTGGCTGGCAATAGTATCGACCACATCAACGGCAGGCCCCTTGAGGCCCAGCTTGCGCAGCAGTCCCTTGAACATCGTCACTCTCCTCGCTTGCGTTGCTGAACAATCCGGGTGCCGGTTGCCACGCTGAACACAAACAGGCCGACAGCTGCGGCTGCCAGCGTGCGCATCGGGCCATCAGGCAGCAGCTCGAGCAGCGCCTGGGTCACATCAGGATTGGCTGCCAGATAGCCAGCCAGCACGCCAGCAATGGCAGCAAGGCGCACCGACCAGGCACGCCACAAGGTTTCCGCCCAGTTCTCGATCAGCTTCATGGGTATTCCTTCCACGGCAGTTGCCAGTGCGGGCCGTCTTTGAACGTGCGCCAATCCCCGCCCCATTCGATTGGCACACCCACATCACGCGCAGCCTGCTTGATGATTGGCGCAAGCCGGTGATACTGCGGCCAGGCCCACGACACCTGCCCGCCATCGAGCGGAGCAATGTCAATCGCCCGGCTCTTGCCGTCAGGCCCAGGGAGATGCCGCGACTTCATGGTCTTGCTGGCGCCCTTGGCCACTAGCTCTTTCTGCCGCGCAACCGTGCGCAGCACCTCGAGCACGGTGAACTCCATGTCCGACAGGATTGCGGCGCGCTTGATCACCTTAACGAGATCCGGGTGCGCGCCCTCGAGTTTGGTCAGCGAGCGTTCGCTCAATGCAATCGGCATGACGGTCTCCTATTTAAGGAAGGTCTTGAGCAGCCCGGCCACCAGCGCCGCGACAATGGCCGCGACAAAGCTCGACACGGCAACAATGACCTTCCAGGCTCCGCGTCGCTCGCTTTCCTTGTCCTCGATCACGGCCAGACGCTTCATCATCTCGCCATGCGCCTCGCGCATTTCGCTAAAGCCCTTGTCCAGCAGCTGTTCAAAGCGATCCATGCGTTCGCGGAACCCGTCTTGATTACCCTCGACGCGGCCGAGAGAGCGTTGGAGATCTTCGTGGCTGACCATTTCGTTACTCAACATTGGCGTTCTCGTAGGACAAAGCGCAGGTGACGGTGTAGGTGACGCCGTTGACCACCACGTCACACTTGAAGTCGGCGTATGCGATTGTGCTCGGCAGCACGCCGGTCACGCGGGGCGTGGCAGTTGCCGTCCCCTGCCCGGCATTGATTGCCCAGGTGCCATCAAGCTGGTTGGCAAAATACCAGGTGTAGCTACTGGCCGTGCCGTTGGTGACGGTAACGGCGCAGCTGTTCATGGTATAAGCGTTGGTGAGCCCGCTTTCGGTCTGGCTGACAGGACTGATCGACACGCTAACCGGGCCGCTGGCTGCGCGCCCTCGAGCTGCAGCGATCAAGACACCGCTCACGTGACGTTTCCGTCAATGAGAATGACCGTCCCGCGCTTCTCAATGAACGCCTTGCCATAGCCAGCCAGCGTCACACTGGTGGCCGTCGCCCCGGCAACCTTGCGCATCACTTCGCTGCCCGACTTAGTGATGGTCTGCGTCGAGCCAGAGTTGTTGAACACCTGGCAGGCAAAGCCATCAGGCAGGCTGTCAGGAATGGTGATGCCGCCCGTGGTAATGTCGATCGACATACCCATGTCGCCCGCCGCAATCTGATAGGCCCCAGTCTTGGCATTCGAAACAATGCCCTTGTAGCCCACGGCTGCCGCCACGTTTTCGCTGGTAATCCCACCTGCTGCCAGGAAGCGCAGCCGCTCAGTTCCCGCCGTGGCCACGCCCACCGTGTCGGTAGCCGGGCGAAACAGACCCGTGTTAGCCGAGCCAAAACGGATCGAGACTGCCGAGGCAGAACCGTTGCCCAAGCCCGTCAGAGAAGTGATATCGCCGTTAGCGCCGAGCGCTGCCTTGCCGCCCAGCGCGGCCTGCAGATCGGTCTGGTTAGAAAGCGTGCCGCCGATGCCGCCCCAGGTTGGCGAACCCGCGCCATCAGCGCCCTTGGACGCCACCTTGATCCAGCGGTTTGCGGCCAGATCAGTTGCGAAAACACCTGAGGTGTGGCTGACAAGGCACACATAAGTCTCGCCAGCTTGCACCACAGTCGAGCGCGGAGCTGTTGCGGTATAGGCGGTGCTGGTTTGCCAGGCGACTGGAGCAGCCCAGGCTGCCGGGCCAGTCGGGCCAATTGCTGGGATCGTCCAAGCATCGACGCCGATCACATCGAGCTCGCCGGTCGTGTCATCAAACTTGAGCAGCTTGCCCTTGCGGTTGGCCACTTCGGGAACCGTCACGCCAATGGCGGTGTCCCATGCCGACAGCTGCAAGCAGCGGTTCTGAATGACCGTTTCAAGCTGTTGGACAATGGCCGTTAGACGCGACAGTTCAACGTTCAGCGCCTCGATCGAGAACGGGCCGGACAGTGGGAAATCACTTGAACGTGCGACCGGAATGTCCCGAACAAGCGTAACAATCTCGCCTGCCGTGCGTCCGCTGGTAAAGGTAATGTAGCCGCCGCCCTCAGCCCCGGCCCCATAGACGGTATAGCCACTGACCTGCTCGACCCCATCAACATAGACCACAATGTCGCTGGCGGTGAAGAACTCGAACGGGATGGTAAATTGCGTCTGGCCGTTGGTCGCCGTGTATTGGCGTCGAGCCTCAGTGTCGTTGATTGCAAGAGCCATGTGCCGTTCTCCGTTGGGCCCGAAGAACGGCACGCAGCCTTTTATCGCAATGGACTAGTCCTCCATGGCCTCAAAGGCATAGCGTTCGGCGCTGACCAGGCTGTCGCGCCACCACAGCACATCGTTCAAGGGGACCGATCGGCGGATGATCCCAGCCATTTCCCGGTCGCCCATGTCATCGCCCGCCAGAATGCGCGTGAGGTCGGCAATCTTGCCCACTGCCGGACCGCCAAGGTCGGCATAGTCAGCATAGTTTGGATCGCTGTTGAACGGCTTAACATCCAGCCCCAGTCCAGCCAGCGCCGGCCGAACACCAAGAGTGCCGCCGGTCATTACCTCGAGCTTGTGCGGCAAGTCCTGGTAAAGCCCGAGAACGCCCGCAGAGTCGAACGAACGCAGCACTTTCTCCTCGAGCGGCAGCCGGTGCCAATACTCGTCATCGGTCTTGAGCTGTTGCGACATCCAGCCCAGCCCGATCATCATGGCCATGCCAGTCAAAGGAGACTGGTCGCGCCCTTGCAGGCTCGAGAGCAGCACCTTGTTCACAGCCGCAAAGCCATAGTTCATAAACTGGAACGGCAGGGTAAGCAGCGGAAACTCGCGTCCGGCGATGAACCCCTTCACAAATTGTGGCAGGTCGGCCACGCCAGCAGTCGGCACGATCCGGCGGCTCATCCCGGTCACGGCGGCAAGATAACGCGTGGCCAGGTCGCCATCGCTCCATTCGCCCACGTTGGGAAGATAGATCCGGCCCTCTTTCTCGATCGGCATTTCCTGCACAATCCGGCGCGCATCATCCGCCGACAGGCCGTAGCTGGCCAGTCGTTCGGCCAGTTTGGGATCACCTGTCTCGACCAGCTTGGCCATGTCCTCGATCATGAACTGGTTGATAAAGGTCATGTTGAGACGCTTGGTCATGTCAGTGAACGCGGCCAGGCCGTTAAGCAGGAAATAAGGGCCATGCACGAAGTCAACGCCCTTCTGCATCATCCGGCCCAGCTTGTTACTGGCAGCCCCGGTTGGCCCGCCTGTCTCGACAATGCGATCGGGAGCCGTCGACAGCACGGCATCAACACCCTCGCCGGTAAGCGCGCGCATTTCCTCGCCTACCTCGGCCAGCGCCTTGCGATTGGCCAGCAAGCCATCGAGCGCAAAGCCGAACACGCGGCTGGCCCCCATCACCATCATGCCACGCGCCAGCTCAGGCACGGATGACAGCGCCGCGCGGCCCAGCGAAGTCACTGTGCCATAGGCGCGCAAGCCAGCTGCCAGACGGCGGCGGTTCATCATGGCCGGGTCAGTTGAATAGATCGCGCCAGTCACAGTGTCGCGCAGCGTGGTCATGTCCTGGCGCAGCTTGCCGATCTGGTTCATCCCCTCGGTCACATCGGCCATGTCGAGTTCGCGGATCGACTGAAGGATCACATCGTCCATCGCATCCTCGGCGTCCGAGGTGCCAAACTTGCGGGCAAACTCATGCACCAGCCCGAAGCGATGGCTGTAATGGCGCACGATCTGCTCCACATCGGTCACAAGAAAGTCGGCCACCAGCTCGTTGGGAATGTCGATCTTGCGGCTCGAGAGGAAGCTGGCCCCGCCCCCGCCCCTGGCAATCTGCAGTTCGCCCAGCTCGGCCTCGCGCATGATCTGGCTTACCGCTTCCTCGGCGCGGCGGCGAATTGCGCCATCATTCATCGACGCGCCCGGCAGGGGGTTCTCCTTGAACCACTGCTCAAGGATGGTCGTCAGGCGCTCAGGGTCGTGCCGCACCGCGTCAATGTCCCACACGCGGCTAATATAGTTCGGCTCGTTCTTGGGGCCCGCATAGCTATCTGCCTTGCCCGCCAGCTCGGCCTCGAGCGCGTCAAGGTATTCCCGCTGGCGCTTGGTCAGGATGGCCCCCGGGTTGTCCGCCAGTTCGCTTTTGAGCTTAGCCACCAGCTCTTGCTGCTTAGGCGTGGCAAAGCGCTCAATGGCCGGAACATCGAACAGGTGACGCATTTCTTCAAACGCGATGGCGTTCATGGCGTTTTCGTAATCGGCCTTGGTATAGGCCGCCGCCTGATTGCCCTTCGCCTTGAACCGCTCGACGCGGGTGTGCGCCAGTTCATGCCGCAGGACAAACTCGGCCCATGCCTCCGGGGTCGGGAACATGTCGTCAGTCAGCGCCTTGACGCCCTCGACCTTGGGCTCGCGCCAGGGCTTTGCCTGCCAGCTTTCCAGAACAGCCGTCAGGTCGAAATGAACGGTGCCGGTCGAACGATCGAAATAGGCTGAAGCCCGCTTGCCAGTGGGGCCATAGGCAATCTTGATCCCGTCGACCTCGGGCGGGGCATACTCGATGAAGATCCGGCCAGCCCGCTCCCCTTGCAGCTGGCCAAGCCGCGCCACCAGCTGCTCCTGATAAGCCCGCTCTCGCTCGGTCAAACCAGTCTGAGCTTCCTTCTGATTGAAGTATTCGAGCAGCCGCGCATCTTTGGCCGCCCGAGCCTCGATACTGGCATTCAGTTGGTTGAGCAGATCAGCCACCTCATTCCGGCGCTGCTCACCCTTGGCGACAAGGCTGTCGCGGGTTGCTTGTTTTTGCGCCAGTCGCTCGGCAGCCGCGCGCTCGATCTCGTCCAGCACGGCAGCCAGGCCCTCGTCAGTCGGCAAATCGGCGTCAAGCTGCTGGTCAAACCAGCGCAGCATCTTCTCCTGCTGGGCAGCAAGCTCCATTAGCTCGACGGTTTCGTTGACCGACCGATCGGTCTTGGCTGCCAGCTCATCGAACCGGGCCAGCTTGGAGCGCGCCGCCGCTGCCCGGCGCTGCAACAGCACCTTGAAGCCTTCGGCCGACCGGATCGCGCCGGATGCCACACCCTTTTCCATTGCCCCGTCGAAGAACTTGCGGGTCAGGTCTACGCCCTCGCGCACGAACGGGTTGTCCGTCTCGATGCCATCGCGCTTGTGCGCCCGGAAAATCGCGTCCTTGAACTCCTCGAAGGTCATTTTGCCATCGGCGCGGCCGCCGCGTCCAAACACCTCGCGCAGCTCCTGCGGCGCAGTTGCAAGGTTGACGCCCATCACTTCGACACCGCCATCGCCGCCCTTGAGGTAGCGAGCATATACGCGCTTGAGGTTGGTGGTGAAATCCGCGGCCTGACCACGCCACAGCTGCGAAGCCAGATAGGCAGATGTCTCGGTTGCCAATCCCTGACGGTTACGCGCCGACATGGTGCCATAGTCGCCGGCCAGGGCGTCTGCAAAATCCTCGACTGCCCGGACGCCACTGGCCTTGAGCCGTCCCCACAGCGTCAGCTTGGTCTGGTTCTCGAGGCCATAGGCGCGCGCCACGCCCGTCTCGACGTTGCCGGTCGGACGGGCGACAAAGTTGGTGCCCGAGTGCGTGATCGGTTCGAGGTCTACCGCCGCGCCGCCATCGCCTTGCGCCTGCGTCCGGATCTCGGCGGCAAAGCGTTCGCCCAGCTCGCGCGCATTAGCCGCGCCATACATACCCAGCCCGCCTGACACGATCCCGCCGAACAGCGTGCCATAGACCATGTTGTTCCAGCTTTCTTCGCTGGTCGCAGTCGGATCGACAACTTGCCGCAGCGTTTCTTCCGCAGCCAGGGTTGCGCCAAAGCCCGCCATGCCGCGCACCAGCCCGCGCCCGAAGCCCACGCCGGTGACGCCTGGCAACGGAATGAGGTTCACCGGGTTGAACAGCTCGGCCAGCATGATCCCGCCAAAGCCCAGGTTCTGCTCGACATTGGCGCGGCGCACATTGTTCTTCTCGATCCGCGCCTTCATGGCGTCAGCCTCGGCGCGCGAATAGGTGTTGATGAACTCGTCGGCGTATCCCTCGTAGCCCTTGAGGTAGTCGCCCCGAAACGGGTTGAACCGCTCCGGGCTGGCCGTGGTGATCATGTCGTAGCTGCGGCCCATCGCCTGATAAACTGGCTGCAAGGCAATCGCGTCCCACACGGCGCTACCCCAATTGCGCCAGCTACCATCGCCCGTATCGAACGAGGCAACGTCATAAGGCGTGTTGGTATAGACAGGCGGCGAGGAGGCCATGAGAAAACCTTTCGTTGCAATTTGCTGGACAGCTTGCGATCACCGCCGGGCTTTCGCAAAGGACAAGAGAGAACCCTATGCTTCTGCCATTATTGCTGGCCGCCGCGCCGCTTGACACCATGATCGAGGTTGGTCCGCGCACCGTCCTAGTAGCCGACACGATCAAGGGACCGGCCACGCGGCGCACCGCCCTGCTCATATCGGCAATCGATGACCACACCGCGATCTATGCCGAATACAGCGTCAATTGCCGGACCGGCATCGTGCGCGTGGTCAAGACCGCCATGAGCACCGGCGGTGCGCCAGTCGACGGGCCACCCCAACTGGTCGGCAAGCAGGTCAACGGACCTCACACCCCGCGCATCCGCGCGCTGATGTGCGCTGGAACCTAGCCGGTTGCCAGCCACCGCTTTGCCGGGCCCACGTGATCGCGCAACATCCGCTGAACATGGCTGCGAACCGTGTCCTTGCCGCCATTGTCCGAGCGATTGTAAAGCCCTGGGCGGCCAGCGTTGATCGTCGAATAGAGATCGAGCACGCTCATCCCGCGCTTGAACCCGCGCTCGTCAAGGAAGCTGCCAATGGCCGTCGCCCACTCCTGCGGGGTCGCGTCCTCGAACCGGCGCTTGCCCAGCAGGGGGCGCAGATGTTTCTCCCGCTCAGCCGCGCCAAACTGGATCAGGCCAAAGTGGTTGTTGTTCTTGCCGCCCCACACATCGGGATCGAACTTGCCGCCGGTTTCGTAGGAAATCACAGCCGCAACGTGTTCCGGCCGCAGCCCGTAGCGAGAGGCCAGAGCGCGCGCCACGCCGGGCCAGTTGTTTGCCGAGCTGGTAAGGAGACCACGCTCCAATCCCGGCGGCGCAACATCGTCCAGCTGCACCGGAGCATAGCGCAGGCCAAGGGTCGCCGGGCTGGGCGTCAACAGGTTGCCCGCCGCACTGCTTGATCCCGGCATATAGGTGACAGGCGTGGAAGGCGTGCGCATTGAAGCGCGCTCGGACCGGCGCTTGAACTCGCTTTCGAGGTGAAGCTGCTGCTTCTTGGCCGCCCGATCAAACTCGAGCTGGATCGGCACGCCCTGCTTGTTCATCAGTGCAGTCGGCGCATTGCCCTTTTCGGGGTCCCAATACATCAGCGCGAACTGCGTGCCGCCGTTGGTGGTGCGCCGGCCGGTCGGCTGCAGCCAGACGTTGGTGCCAAACATGAGATCCTTGGCAGCCGGAACGCCGGGCAGCTGGGTTCCACCCCACTGCCGGATCGCCTCCTGCACATAATTCGTCACCCATCCGTCATTCTTCTCGCGCGGGTTGCGCGGGTCCATGATCTTCGGAACGGTGGCACCCTTTTCCACCCAGGCGTTGCCGCGCCCGCGCTTCTGCTGGATCGCGCTCTCAAGCGAAAAGGTTTGCTTTTCCCAACCGGCTTTAAACCGCAGTCCGGCCGACTTGCGCGCTGTGTCGAGATCGACACCCATCGCCACTTGCTGTGCCACGTCGAGCTGGATCGCATCCTGGGCGCGCGCATTCAGGTATTCCCAGTTGACCCCAACCTCATCATCGAGCTTGTCGAACAGGACCGTGTTGTCCTTGTAGCCGCCGCGTTCGCGCAGCATGGCGCGCAGCTGGTCAGACGGCATACCAACCTTTGCCGCGACAGCAGTGCGTGCGCGGGCCGCAGCATCCTGCGGCGCGGCCTGCATCCGGCGCGCGGCCGAATAGTGGTAAAGAAACGCGCTGTCATCCGGGTCCATCAAGCCCTCGGCAATGGGAACCGTCTGCCCGTCCCGGCCCAGCATATTCTGCATCGTCTGATAGAGCGGCAGAATGCGCTCGAGCTCCTGCGGAGTGCGCGCGCTCATGTTGGCAAAGGCCCGCTTGTAAAGCCCCTCGGGCAGATCGGGAGAGCGATGGAACGCGCGCGTCACGCCCTCCGGGCTCATCAGGTCCACGCCTTCCTGCGTGGCCCAGGCGGTCCACGCATCCGTCCACTGTTCGTCGCTCACACCATAAGGCCGGTTGCCGCCCATCGGCACACCAGCCATCAGGCCAATCGCTTCATCCTCGGCGGCGCGGGCGGCTTCGTCCTTGAGCAGCTCGGCCTCGCGCCGATTGAGCTTGGCCATCAACTGGGTGCGCATAGCCGTGTCCGGGATCAATGCGCGCAGCGCATCGCCGGTATATTCCTTGCCGCCGACAATTACCGTCTCGTCGCTGGTCCCATCGAGCATCGACTGCAGCTTTTGCAGATCGTCAGCAAACAGCGTTCCCTCGCCCAAATCGGCGCGCACATCGCGCAGGAACAGGCCCGCCGCGCGCACGCTCTCGAACTGGCGGTCAAAGGCGTCAAGCGCCTCGCGCGGGGCCCTGCGCAGATTGACCAGCTGTTGCAGCGCCGCCCGGCCATTGGCCGCCTCGCGCGCGCCGTCCTCCTCGCTGCCATTGGCAAAGGCTTCGGTCGCCTTCTCGGTCGCCTCGCTGACCTTGCTGGCAAAGCCTTTCTCCATCAGCTCGGTTTCCTGACGCAGCCAGGCATTGTTGGCGGCCAGGTCACGCTGGCGGATTTCCCGGGTCAGGTTTTCGTAGATCTCGGTTTCGACAAACGGATCGACTGCGCCCATGATCCCACTGAGCACGTTCTCGGCCAGCAGGCGCATTTCCTCGGGCGGCTTGCCGATGTTGGCTGGATCGGAATAGATCTGGTTGAACTGCAGCTCGGCATCGTTGAGCACGGCCAGCTTGTATTGCTCGCGTTTGGCGCCATCGAAGGTTGCCGCGTAAACGTCCCCAGCACCGGCCGGCGTGTCAGGCATCACATAGTTGCCATTTTCGTCCTTGCCGATCAGAGTGCGCGCTGCATCCTGCACCGCCTGCTCCTGCGCCCTGCGCTTAAGTCGCGGCTCCATGATCTGCATGGCTGTGCCAGCCAGGCCAGACAGCTCGTTGCTCAAGTCAGCAACACGGCCTACGCCCTGCGAAGTGACGCCCGCCCCATCGGGAATGCCAATGCGCTGCCGGAAAGGTTCGATTGCCATGCTGTTTACTTCCCTCGCGTCACAACGATTTGGCCGGGATCACCGCCGCCAACCGACACCTTGCCCTTGGGCATGGCGCTTGGCGTCTTGTAGGTCTGGTAGAAATTGCCAATCTGCATGGCCGAACCGGCAAAGTTGATCAGCGAGCCAGCAATCGCAGTCTTGCGGTTCGTTTCTGTGACAGCGCTGTTCAAGCGATTGACGCGAATTTCCTCAACCATGCGGTTCTGGTTGCCAAGAAAGCCCAGGCGAATGTTTGCCAAATCGGTGCGCAGCGCTGCTTCTTCAGCCGGGATGATGCCCTGCAAGAAACTGATGTTGGTTACACCCGATGCCGCCATTGCCGCCAGATTTGCGGCACGGCCCCGGCGGTATTCCTCCATCCGGTTAAGCGCGGCCTCCTTGGCTTGCAGCACCTGCATTTCCATCTGGTCGCGCATCTGCTTGCGCTGCAAATCGAGCATTTCCTGTTGGGCCGCAGCGTTGGCGTTGGCCCCGGAAATACCCATGACCGTGCTGGCCGCACTTGTGACCAGGCTGCCAATGGCCAGAACCCCGAGCGAAATGCACATCAGACCATAACCTCCAGCTGCAGCCCCATGATGATGCAGGGCAGCGGCTCACTCTGCGTAATCTCGACCACCGCGTTTTTCTGCCAGCCTAGCAACCAGAACTCGTAGGTTCCCGTCACAGGATCGGGCGCTTGCGAAAGGTCATCATTGACTTGTCGCAGTAACAGCCGGTTGCCATCAATGGACACGGCAAGCGTCGAATAGATCCCGACAATCACTCGGTTGATCCGCTTGGGTAGGCCAGTGCGCGGCCCAGTATTGAGCTGCACATTGATCGGCAAAGTGCGCACCGCAAAAGTGTAGTCGTAGCCCACCGTGATCGTGGTCACGGCCACCGGCAAAACCAACTGGCCAGCACCGCCCACCGTAAAGGTGCCAATGTGCAGGTTGCCTGAATTAACCTGCACCGTCTTGCCATAATAGGCCGCGCCTACTGTCCAGGTTGTGCTCGAAGCGCCCGTGTAGACCGTTGCCCCATCCAGTGACTGCGTGCGATCAGCCGCCACGCGCTCGAGGCGATAGCTGCCGCCACGCAGCACCGCAAAATAGATTGCCTCGCCCACCACGGCCACGCTGTCAAAGTCGCCATCGGTGTCCCACGGCACCCAGCCCGCGAGGTTTTCCGCTCGGGCCGAATGGAACACCGCTGCCGAGCCATTGCCGTTGACCAGGACAGCATACTGCTCAGAGCGATCGGTCGTGCCAAACAGCACGGCCATGTCCTTGGGCTGGCTCAACAGGTGGCCAGCCAGGATATTGAGGTTCGTGCTTTCGTAGCCGCCGCGAGCATCGTTGTAGATGAACTCACGCACTGCCGTGCCCGATCCCTGGACGTAAAGCACCGCCCCATCAAGCGGCTGCGGATTGACCGTCGAGGAGCCATAGGGCGTCTGACGGCGCACCCGCATCGTTGCCGGGGTCAAAGTGTTGCTGCTCGCCACTGGGGCAAAGAACTCGCCCAGCGCGGTGAAAATCAGCAGATCGCGGTGCGACACCAGGTGACGGACATTGGAAATGTCCTCGGCCCCAATCGTCACCTGAATGCTGTCGTTGTCCAGCCCCTCGCCCACATCGAAGTTGAAGTAGCGATAGAGCGAAGAACCCCACAGGCCATCAGGAATGCCGCCCGTGCCGCCAAACCACAGCCGCCCTTCGTGGAAGCAAACCGCATTCGGCCAGCCATTGCGCGCACAGAACACCGGCTCACTCCAATCGGTCGTGGCCAGGTTCGAGCCTGTGTATTCGACCGAAGGCCCGCCGCCGTCCGCGCTGGTCGTGGCCGCCCCGCCCGCCACAATCGTATAATGGTCATCATCGACTACCGTAATCGTGCGGGTGCCATTGAGGTTGGCCGACGTAATCCCGCCAACATCAGCCGCGCCGCTGATTGTGATGCTGGCGCTATTGGCAAAGCCGTGGGCCACATGGGTCACTTCCACCGTGGTCGAGCCACCAGTCGTGCGAAAGGGATCGGGGTCATAGCGCCCGATGATCGTGCCCTGCACCGTGGCCGTAAGCTGGGTGGCGCTGGTATAGGCTGTGACTGCCAGCTCGACGTCTTTCCAGCGCAGCCGCTGGTTCACCATGTCGCTGGTAAAGACAGCCGCATTGGCCGTGACCGTGACTGAGCCCGTCGTGCCCGAGCAGCTGATTGTCACCGCGTCATCGACGAACTTGTAGTAGGGCTGATACACCTTGCGACCATTCGAAGCCTGATCGAAGGCAAAGTTGGTCACAGTAAAACTGCTTGCTCCGGTGCGGCGAATAACCTGGGGCTGCCAGTCCTTGTGGCAGACGATCATCACGTCGCCCACCTGGGTATAGGTCAGCTCGAACAGCGTGGCCGTGGTCCAGTTGCAGCCGGTCGTAACACTGGTGAGCAGCGCGCCCGCTGTAGAATAAACGTCAAGCCGAGCATTGCAGAGCGCCAGCACATAACGCTCGCCAGCAGAGAACTCGAAGGGCAAGAGCCGCGCCTGGCCAGTGAGGTTGGCCAGATGCAGTGTGCCTGGTCGCCGCGCAACACCACCCGTTGAAAGCAGCAGGCCATTGCGCAGAGACGAAGCCCCGTTCTGATAAGCCCCGGTGTCCACCCGGAACTGCATCAGCGGATCAACCTCACCGCTCGCAAAGTTGGTCTGCAGCTGGTGCATCGACATTACCGGCCTCCAATCCGCGTCCGGCCTTCACGGCCAGTGATCAAGGTCTTGGTGCGCAGATCCGGCGCGGTGCGCGCCTGGCTGTCAATGTTGCGGCAAAGCGCCGCCTGACGCAGCGCCTTCTTGTCGAGATAGTCCGCAAGCTCAGGTTTGGCCGCGATTGCCAAGGCATAATGGCTGGCCATCTGCAGTTGCAGCAGGGTCGCAAACCACGCCGGGAACGCCGTCTCATTGACGCGATAGACACCCTCGAGAAACACCTCGTCAGCCTCGACCGCGTTGCAAAAGATCCGATCCTCGTAACGGTCGAAGTCGATTGGCTGGTCATTTACCAGCACGGTCAAAGGCTGCAGGCAGGTGGTCGGCAGCTGATAAGCCGCATCCCAGCGCGCAGCTGGTGCATCGACCAGGCGGCTCAGTTGCTCAAGACCGATCGCAAAGCGCCAGCGATAGCGCGACAGGTGATCCAGCACAGTCTGCTCGTAAAGCACGGACGATACCGTGGCTTCGGTCGTGCCATCGTCAAACGAGCTGATCGGCGCGGCACCAATCATCACCAGTGCCTGCGCGCAAATGTCGATGGCCGTTGTGCTCATCTATGCCTCCATACGAAAAGGGCCGACTGCGGGAGAGAACGCAGCCGGCCCGATCTGACGCCGCCTCGGTGGCCGGCCCCAGGGATTAGGTGCCAGTCACACCCTCGGTGGCCGAGGTGGTAACAGTTGCCGCACCATCAGCACTGGTGACGAAGATGTTGTCGATCTTCGGCGTGCCCCCGGTTTCCGAAACAACGATGATGACATCATGCTGGCGCAGGTTGTCAGTCACCGCGTTGAAGTAACCCGAGCCCGTCACCGTATTGATGGCGTCAGCGGTCTTGTAGATGTGCAGGCCCGGATTGGCGCCCGCCACCTTGAACAGAGTGGATGCAGTCAGCGGCATGGTCCGTGCTCCTTACGCGTCGTAAGCCTGCACTTCGTAGCAGCCAGTGGCGTCGATCAGGACAGAGCCCTGCGACATATAGCTGGTTCCGAGGTGCGCGACCTTTTCGGGGATGTAGTTCAGTTCGGTCACGACTTCCGCGCCAGAGGCGTGGCCGACAGCCGAGCTGTGCCAGGCGAAGTTCTTGCGAATGTTCGAGGCAACCGGCAGGCCCGAGTGGACGAACCACATGAAGCCCATCCAGCGGCGCGCAACCATCCCGCCCTTGTAAGGCAGGTCATCCGAGCCAACGTAGTCGGCATCGGTGAACGCAGCGATACCCAGCATATCCGTCCAGCCACCCGGGCTGATGCAGAAGAAGCGCTGGCCATCGTCCGGCACGTCGTTGTTACCGAAATACTCGAACACCGTGTTGATCTTGGTGGTGTTGAGGCCGGTGGTGCCGGCTTCGGTGGCGGTGTTGGTGGTGCCGTCCATCGCGGTGATGATCAGGTCATCGGTCTTGCGACCCAGCGCGGCAGCAGCCGACTGCGTGACGACATTGCGTTCGTCATGGTTGACCTTCAGCTCATCGAGCTTGTCGATGTAGTCGGCGGCGTAGAAGTCAGCGAGCGTGCACTCGACCGGGGTGTGGTCGATGCTCATGACCGGCACGTTGCCGTGACGCGACTTGGTGCCAGCGGTGCCCTTGCCGACCTTCTGGAAGGTGGTCGAGCTGCCCTTGACGTTGTTCTTCGTGCGCACAGTGTTGCGGAGCTTGGAACCCATGCGCTGATAAGCCATGTGAACCTCGCTCTCAAACTGCTTCACGAAAGCATCGGAAATGTCGATAGCCATGTGAAAATCCTTTGAGCTGGTGGGGTCCGGTTATCCGCTGCCTGGGTCCAGTCCGGTTGTCCTTGCGGGCCGGTGTCGCCGTGCGGGCCTGCGCGTGATTTCGCGCGGCAAGCCGCTGCCAGCAATGGACTAGTTGCGCTTGACCAGCACCAGGCCCTCAAGCTGGTAGCCAAACCGCTCGAGGAACTTGCGCGCGCTTTCGGTATTTGTGCCGGTAGTCAGGCCCATGCGGATTTGCGCAACGCCCTTGGCCTGAGCCCAGGCTTCCATCGACCGGATCAGCCGCACCGCCGCCGTAGTGCCGCGCCACTTGGGATGGACAAAGAAGGCCAGGTCATCTGCCGTGCGCGCCGAGCAAAAGATCATGGGCGCGCAGCCCATCGCCAGGAAACCAATCACGCCGCACAGGTCATCGACGGCAACCAGCCCCAGCCAGTCGGGGTTCTCGAGGCAGAGCGCAAACCAGGCGGAAAACCGCTCATCCTCGAAGGGATAATCCCGATAGGCCGGAGCCTCAGCCTGCATCAAACGCCCAAGGTCGAGCGTCTGGTGCAGGTCAAGCGGCTCGATCTCGCGGACCGTGATCACCGGCCACCATACTTCTTGGCGAAGAAGGCTTCGACGCGGGCGACCACCGAGGCGTCACGCTGCTTGGGATCCCAATAGGCCCGGCTGTCCATCAGCTTGCGGATTTCGGCTTCTTCCTGCGCGGGATCGGTCGTGGTCTGGCCGGTGTCGCCGGTCGTGGCTGGGGTGCCAGCCTCGCGCATTAGCTCCTCAATCGCCTCGACGCCTGCTGCCGTGGTGCAAACCTGGGCAATTGCCTGGAACTTGGGACTGTCGCCAAACCGCTGCTTAGCCCACAGGCCCACCGCCTCGGTGCGCTGCTTGGCGTTCTCGCCCAGCGCGGCCATTTCCTGCGCCGCATGGGCCTCGATCCGCGCCACTTCCGCTTCGGCATATTCGGTGATGGTCTTGGTGAAAGCCTCCTGCGGCAAGCCGACTTCGTGCGCCACCTTACGGAACAGGCCGACTACCGGAGAAGCGGCCAGCTGCTCGGCATCGAGCGCATCGTGGGTGGGCAGCTCATACTTGTCCGGGCTTTCCGGGCGCACGGCAAGACGTTCGGTTTCCCACTGCGCCTTGAGGTCGTCAATCGACGCGCCACGCATCCGCTCGAGTTCGACATAGCTCTTGGCCAGGTTCTCAACGCTCGGGCCCTCCGGCGTCCAGAACTTTTCAGGCAGCCAGTCAGGCCGCTCGGCGGGCGGCGGGGTGCCGTTATTCTCCGGCGGCGCGGGCGGCGCGGCGACCGGATCGGCGGCGGGCGGCGGGGTGTTGCTCTCCAATGTCATACTTCATGCCTTTCGCAATGCGCGCTTCAATAATGCCGACGAGGTAGCGCGCGCCCTCGCGGTGACGCAGCTGGGCGTCCGTGATTTCCGGACCGCCCACCATTTCGATCGTGATGGCGCGCAGGTAGGACAGCACTTGCTTGGCTGCCGTGGTGCGGAACACCGTGGCAAACAGCAGATTAAGCTCGTCCTCTTGCGCCTTGGTGCGCGGCAGGCCGTCAGGCCCCAAGACCGGGTGGGGCCCCGGCAACTTCTGGTCCAAGGTTCTCTCCTCCTTGCTGGATCGTGGCAATTTGCTGGGCCAGCTGGGCGCGGCCTCGCTCGTCCCGGCGCAAGCGCTCGGGCACACCAAACTTCTTGGCGGTATAAGCAGCCACTTGCGCCCCATCGGCGTAAAGGTTGACCATCTGCGGGCCAAAATGGCGGCCAACGAGGCCAAGCCAGCTGTCCACCGCGTTGATATCCTCGACCGCCTGCGCCTGGCTCAGTGGGCTGGTGGCCACGATCTTGACCTCGCGCCCATTGACGGTCGGAAGCTGGATCAGGCCGCGCTTCTTGAGAATGAAGATGACGCGCTGCAGCACCCGGTTGACGAACTCGACTTGCAAGCGGCCAAACGCCGAACCAATCTGGCGCGACAGGTCAGCCATGCGCTGCGCCACCTCAGTCGCGCTCATCGGTGTGGTATCAGGCGAACCCAGCGTCTCGTTAAACAGCGCCTTCTTAATGTTGGCGCGCATATCCGAGAGGATCAGCTGGCCGACATTGAAGTCACCCGCCGAAGTCACCTGCTGGAGCCCAGCGCTGCCCGGCGCAATCGGCACCACCGTGCCAGGGACAAGCCGAATGTTATCGACCTGCATCACCCCATCGTCCTCGGCGGTATAGACCCCGGCGATCGCCATCTCAGCGTTCTCGAGCGTCAGCTGCACGACCAGGTTGGCAGTGCGCACGGCAGGCAAGCAGTTGAATAACGGGCCACGACCCCAGGCTTCACCGGCGACCTTCGACCAGCGCCAGCCAATGTAGGGGTTGGAGCCAATCCCGCTCAGCGTCTGCTTGCGAATGATCGCCTTGTGCTGCGGCAGGAACACACGCAGCTCATTGACCTCGGTGGGCTTGGTCCAGTCGCGGTAGATGCACAGCGCTACATCGACCAGTGGATCTGTGTCCTTCTCGTCAGCCGTGCCAATCTTGCGTTTCAGGTCAGGCGGGATAACCGAACCCGGGTAAGCTGTCTCAATGTGCGACAAGCGCACCTTGCGCAGCCGCCAGTAGCTGTCGATCTTGTCATCAGGGCCAGTATCAATCAGCAGTTCAGGCAGCGGCACAGCGGTAAAGACCACTGGATTGACGGCATCGCCCTCGTTGACCTCGAGGCAAGCCGTGCCGATCGCGGTGTCGATCATGCACTCGTTGGCTTCCTGGGCGAAGTTGCTGTTCTGCAAGATCTCGAACACGTAGTCCGTGACCTGTTCGAGCGCCTTGTTGACCTCGCCCGCCTCGTTGGGGTCCACGTCGCTGCCAGCAGCCAACTCAGCCCAGCGCGCATAGTTTGGGATTAGGCCCGCCTGAATACGGCTGGCAAACTCCTGCGTGCCCACAACCGCCGTTTCGTCGAACACATCCGGGGTTGTTTGCCCCTTAGCGCGCTCAAAGAACGAGGTGCGCCCCGGCAAGGCGTAGTCGTAGCACTCCTGATAAGTGGCTTCCCAGGGCAAGCGCTTGGCGCGGGCGCGCTCGAGCCGCCGCGCAAGGAGGTCTGCCTCATCCATCATGCACGAAATCCGCCAGCGCCGTAGTCGCTGCGGCCAGAGATCAGGCTGGCAAAGTCACCGCCAAAACCGCCGCCCATAAAGCCGCTGCCACCACCAGGCGCAGGACTGCCACCAGACGAAGCGCCAGACGTAGGGATCAGGGGCAGGCCCGAGCGACCACCGCTGCCGGAGAACCCGGCCCCGCCCTTCGGTCCACTGATGAGCGAGCGCATCCCGAACAGGCCCCGGGCGCGTGCGGCGGTTTCTTCGTAACGCTTGTTCTTCTCCCGTGTGGTGGCCACGGCAAGCTCGCGCTTGCGCTGTTCACGCGCAGCGCGGGCTTCTTCCTCGAGCGCCAGTTCTTCGGCAGTCTTGGGTGGAGCCTTGGGAGTTTTCACGCACATGGCCGCGATAGGCCACGCTTGCGGTCAGGTCACAATGGACTAGTCGCGCGCCGCCGGGAGGTTTGCCGCCAGCCCAGCACATCGAAGGACTTGCGAGCATTGACCGGAGCTATATTGCTGGTGTCGCCCAGCAGCAGCTTGCGGCTCTCCCCGCCCCCGCATAGCGCATATTGCAGCGCGTCATGGGGGTGTGAATACTTGTTCTTTTCGGGCCGGTCCTCGTAGCGTTCCCCACCTGATACCTGCAACCGCTTGTAGGCATAGCCGCCAGCAAAGCCACGGATCAGCATGACGCAGGACGGGTCGATCAAGAACCCGGCCTTGCCTTCCAGCATTCGTGTCAGGGCAGACGTTACCGCGTCGATGCGCAGGCTGGGATCGTTGGTCGGCGCGGGACGCGCCTTAATCCCGGCGGTGCGCAGCACCTGGAACGGCGTGGTTTCGTCGGTCTGCGCCCGATAGTCGCCCGCCGGGTCGCCCCAAATCTGGAAGTTACCGCCTGGAAAATGCTGGTTCATGTCGCGGCGCAGCACGTCCGCAAACTTGGCCGCGCCCATATCCTGGGCCACCAGCTCGCGCAGCACCAGCCAGCGCCCGCGCACGTTCTGGCAATAGACCGCGCTCGGCGTCAGGCCGAAGTCGAGGCCAATGATGATCGGCACACCAGCGGCGGGCAGCAGCGGCTCGCGCGCCACGTGCATCGTCTCGTCGAAGTCGGCATAGACCGCCTTACCCTCGTTAAGCGAGCCCAGCTCGTTCAGCACATAGACCGAGATCCAGCTGCGCGTCTTGCCCTTGATGATATCGGGGTAATAGTTGGGCGTCAGGTTCTGCGCGTTCTCGGCTTTGGGGTTCATCTTGTAGCCGACGATCGTGCCCTCATCGTCGCGCTTGGCTACCATGCCGCCGGGTTGATTGAAGAACTCCCAGGTCTCCGGTTTGATCAGCATGAGCCGATCTTCGCCGGTCAGGTGGTCAGGCACCGGAGCCTCGCCGGCCATCACCGGCCACCAGTGATCCTCGTCCGGCGCGTTCGTGTCGGCAATAACGCCATACCAGGAGGGGCCACCATCCTTCATCGAGGGGAAACGGCCAACACGCATCGTGCAGGCGTCGATGATCGCCTTGGGCACCTCGCGGGCTTCATTGACAAACACGCCGGTCAGCTCGAGCGAGAGGAGCTTCTTCACGTCCTCGGGCTTGTCGAGCGCGAGGAAGATCACCTCCATGTCAATGTCGCCCTTGCGGATATGGTGCGTGAAGGGCGGCGACCAGTTGAACTTGCCCCATACGTGTTCGGGAAACCAGTCGAGCCAGGTCTTGATGGTCGTGGTCTTGAGCTGCGGGTTGGTGTTACGCACCACTGCCCAGCGGGTCTTGCGTTTGCCGTCCGGTCCAGGGGCTTGTTGCGTAGCCCGGCGGAACATTTCAACGCAGCAGCAGACCGACTTGCCGCTACCGACAGGCCCACGCAGTCCACGAAAGAACTTGTCGGACAGCATGAAAGCCTTGGCGGTGGAGCCAGGCGGTTTGTAGTTAAGGCTCATCTACCACTTAACTTTGTTGGCCCAATAGGCGGCTGACATTTTGCCCTTGGCAATGTTTTCGGCGTGACGCGCCTTAAATGCCTTGTTGCGCTTAGAACCATCCGGTGAACCGCTGACGCCCTGCTGGCCAAAACGGATCGTCTTTACCTTGTCGCCCTCCTTGGCCACGACCACATGGCTTTTGGTCGGGTGGCTCGGCGTTTTCTTGGGCTTGTTGTAGCCAGAAACACCAGCACGGGTTAGGCGACTATCCTTCTTTGGCACGACTAAGCCCACAC